GTGGTCAGGCCGAGAACGGCAACACCGGCAACGGCCGCGGCGGCTCCAACCTGCTTGATCGGCTCTGGCAGTTTGCTGGTCTGCTCCAGTATTCCGGTTGCCGCCTTAGTGAGCGCGATGGTGGCTGGCAGCAGCGATTGCCCGAACTGAATTTGCAGCTCCTGCCCCGCAATCTGCAGGTTGCGGAACTGCTGAGCCGGGCCTTTCATCGCCTCAGCCAGCTTGGGGGCGCCGTCGCGCTCGATCCGCCCGAGAGCGGTCAGCACGATGTCGCCGGTGATCCTGCCCTCTTTCGCAAGCTCGCGGATCTGGCCGATCGGCACGCCCATCACTTCAGCGATGCCCTGCACCACCGCCGGGGTCTGCTCAAACACGCTGTTCAGTTCTTCGCCGCGCAGGACGCCGGTGCCGAGCGCCTGGCTCAGCTGCAGAAACGCCGCGCTGGCCTCAGCCGACGTGGTGCCGCTCAGCTTCGCTGCCGTGTTGAATCCGTTGTAGACCGTGCTGATCTCCTCCAGCGTCAGCCCGACTGGCCGCAGCCTGGCGTAGATCTGGGCGAACTCTTGATTGGTCTGCGTCTGCGCAGTGCCGAACCTCTGCGCGGCTGCGGTAGCAGTGGCCTGCACCCGGCTGTAATCGTCAAGGCCCTGTGACAGCGACCTCAACCGCCGCTCTGACTCCTCACTCGCCACCACGGCGCCCAGCGATCCGCCGATGGCCCTGCCGGCGCCGATGGTGGCCAGGCTGCCGGCGAGGCCCGCTGCCAGCCTGCGGCCCAGTGAATCACCCGCCGCCGCTGCCGTCCCATCCAGCCCCCGCAGCTTCCCTTCCAGCTTCTGGATCTCCGCCCCGTACCGCTGAAACTCCCTGCTGCCGATCTTGGCCTGCTCCTGCAGCCCACGGAATGCGCCAATGCTGCTGCGGATGCCGGCGATCGTGTTGTCGTTAGCGCGGGCGAACTGGAACGTCGCGGCCCGCAGGGTGCTGATCTCGCGCGCTGTGGTCTGGCTGTTCTTGCCCAGATCCTGCAGCGACTTCTTCACCCGGTCGATATTCCCGCCGCCCTTCACCTCGGCCGACAGCCGGATGGCGGTATCCAGGCTCATCCGGGCCATGCTCTATTCGGCTGCCATTCCTGAGATCAGCCTACGGATCCTCCCTCATCACCCCCAGAAACTCCCGCTCAACCAGCCGCAGATCCTCCAGCAGCCACAACCGGTCAGAGCGCTTCACGCCCTCATCCTTGGCCCATAGGAGAAACACCTGGTAGTCAAGTCCCACGGGCCCATTCATCCCCATCCGCCACTGGGTCTGGAGCTTCATGAACCAGCCGATCGCCTCGACGTTCTCCGCCAGCAGGCCGAACGTCTCCGGCCGCCGCTCGACCTCAGGCACCGCCAGGCCGAACACCGCCGCAGCGTCAGCCGCGTCCTTGCCGTTGTCGGCCGGGTCACCCTTCGCGGCAGCGGCGAGGAACCGCGCCGCGTCTATGAGTTTTTTGCCCGGAACCCTCCGGCCTTCGCAGCGGCCTTCTCAGAGGGCTGGCCCAGGCTCTCCAGCCAGGCCTTGAAGATCGCAGCACTGGCGCCCTGCACCCGGTAGAGCTGGGCCTTGGTGGCGTCGCTGAACTCGATCGGCTCGCCATCCTCGCCCACCACCTCATCGCCCCAGCCGCAGAGCACCTCATCCGCCAGATCCTGGTAGGTGCATGGCAAAGGGTCGCTCAGTGAGGCCTCTTCGTCCTTGGCATAGCCCTGCAGCGCCTCAATGCGCTTGCGCATGGCCACCAGCATCTGATTGTGCTGGTCCTGCAGCGCCTGCGCGTCCTGCTCATCCAGCACGCTGAAATGAGCGGTGAACTTGTAGGGCTTCTTGACTCCACCTTTGGCCGGCAGATCAACACTCACCGGCCACTCAATAAACTCAGGCTGATACAGATGGAACATGGGACTAAATCAGGGGAATGGAAATAAATGGGTTGTAACTTAAGGTCAGATCTCCCAGTCTTGGTGTTTCATCATCAGAAGAACACCAGCCGGGTTTCGTCGTTCTGGGTCTTGGGCAGTGCCGTAAACGGAATGCCCATCATGTCGATACCATCCGAATCAGGGAAACTCAGATCACCACTGATCTGAGTGTTCGGCATAAACAGAATCGAACTGTTGCCAGATACAGTGCCTTGCTGCACAACAAACACACCATCGCTCGCGCCGCTATTATCCGCTGCGCTGCTAAAATAGTTCTTCGTCGCAACAGCTGGATTCTCAATCGTCAACGTACCATTCGGATTCGGCCTGTCCGTTATCCGCGCCTGCGGTGTGCAGTTGATCAAACTCCTGAAACTTACGCTATTTGCCCAGTCAAACGTAAACCCTTCACTGCACGGTCCATACCCCTGGAACTGCAGCGATTTCGTATGGCTCGGAGTCACAGGCAGCGGCTCGGCCTGTGCTCCATAACTGAACGATTCACTCGTCTTCGCAACCGGTGTCTGATAACGCCCTACACCAGTAATCGTGAACGTTCCATACTGGTTCAGCGGTGCACTCAATGCAGGGCTGCCACGAAATCCAACAATCCGGTGCACATTCGCATCCTTCACGCACACCAGCGTCGCGCTTGAATTGGCGCCAAATGTCGAAATCGGCTGATACACCGATCGAGCTGAAATCCGATACTGACTATCACCGCCGCCGGTAAACGCTGCAGTAGTCGGCAGCACCGTCACAACCCTGGTGCTGCCATTGTGTGCAACGATGATCCCCTTGTGGCCGCTGCCAGTCCCGCTGGTGATCTCAATCGGAAACCCCACATACGCATCGCTCGCAGGATTGCTGCCGCCAAGATCCGCCAGCGTTAAGCTCCCGGCACCGCCAGCAGTCGCAGCGCCGGTAATCTCAACGCCCAGCGTCTCATTCTTCCCGCTCGCCAGCAGCAATGGCGCAAATCGTGGCGCAGTCGCAGCAGTTCCAGAACCGGACCACTCAAAGGTAATCGTCACCGCCACATGCTCATTGGTCAGCGGTGCACGATCAGCACCCAAAAACCCCTTAAGCAGGTTCCGCTGCACACGATCACCCGTGATCGGATTCACCTCAATACTCACCACCTTCACCGCATCGGATGCGGTAGGCGTTGAATCGGTGCCGTAAGTGCTCTCGGTCTTGGCAAGAATGAAGCTATTGCGGATCAACAGGCCCATCAGTTTTTCTCCGTGGTCTTAATGGTCGGGGCCTTCGCAGCAGGCTTGGCCTCGGCTTCGGGCAGTGCCTCACCCTCGGGACGCATCACGCCATCAGCACCGCAGACGTATCGCCCGCTGATGCCGTGGTTCATTGGGTAGAAAGGTTCGCCCATCCCTAGCTAGTGCCGGATCTACCCTCAGCCTATGGAGCCACTGAGATGTCACTGTCCAGCGTCCTGTACTTCACCAAAAACTGGAACCCAAACCACCCTGCTGTCAGGTCAGCCGCCTCATACTGTGGCCTCCATCCATCTGGCTGCACATCCTTTGCTAACCCGCCCATTGTCCGGTCGGCCATCATCCGCTGGTGCACCTGCACACCAATCGGATCCGCCAGCTGGTCTGGAATATCACCCCGCACATACACCTCGATCAGCACCGCCAGCGTCTGATCCAGCCGCCCCATACTCGCACCCGTAGTCCGTGGTGCATTGAATGGATCATCGTTGCCAGGACTCACGATGATCGCAGGTGCTTCATTCCTGCTCATCGCCTGCGCCCTGCTCCGGTAGATCCGCTGCCCTACCTCCGCAATGCCAGGCAGCGTCACAGTATGAATCCGGTTTAGGATTTGCTCGCGGATTGATGCTGTCACGCCACTCGATAGACCTACTCCAAAGGCTATGGCTTGACTATGATCGGCATTAAAGGCGACAGCTTCACCTGGGACGGCCGGTCGGTGGGGATGGCCGGGTCGCACACCTGGAACACGGTCCAGCGCATCGAGGGCGAGCGGATCGGCCTGAAACAACTGGCGCTGCCTGAGCCATCGCGCACCGTGCGGCCGTTCACCAGGTTGTGGACGATCGAGACCAAGGGGATGGTGGGTCAGGGCAGCCCGTGGGGCAGCAACACGCCGGGGCTGATCAAGATCCAGGATGGGCCATATCGCAACGACGGCAGCCTCAACCGCAAGTATTACCGGGCGCTGGAGCGCACCGTTCGCAGGGCCGAGAAACGCGACATCGTGACCGGCGTGGTGCTGTTCGAGGGCAGCATCCCCGACATCTTCCCGCGTGCATGGGAGCAGCACCCGTTCAATGGCCTAGGTCCCGCCAGCCACGAACAGGTGCATACCAAGGGGCCATGGAACAAGATCCAGCGGCGGCACATTGAGAAGGTCGTCGAGACCTTGGAGCCTTACGACAACGTGATTTATGAGGTCGGCAACGAACTGATGGCCACCAGCACCGGCTGGTTCCAGCGGTGGGTGGTTGGACTGGTCAAGAAACTTACCAACAAGCCCGTGGGCGTCAGCTACGCCCGTGGCATCAGGCCCAGCAACGGAAGGCAGGAGACGTGGATGGTCGCCTCCGGTGCCGACTGGATTGCACCACAGGGCAGCAGCATCGCCCAGCCTGGTGGTGTGCCTGGATTCCGTGGCCCGCAGGTGCTGGACACTGATCATGCTTGGCCATTGGTGCCGAATGTTGCCGGGTTGAAATCAGCCTGGAACCGTGGATTTGACGTGCTGCTGATGGATGGGATGAACGGCACCATGCTCAGGAATCAGGGCAGCATGGCCGCTGATCGGGCGTGGGTTGCGGATCTGTAGCAACAAAACCCCCAGGCTGGTGGCGCGGCACCGGGGGCAGGGTGGCGCTGCTGGAGCAGGGCGGCGGTTTCCGTAAGCAGCTTGTGTACGCCTTGAAGTTGTGCGTGCTTAGCTTCTGCCGAGTGGTAGCAAAGGCCGCCGGAAACGACAATCAGCGCTTCCTCGGTCCAGGATAGTTGGGGCAGGTCATAAGAGATAGGACATGGTAGTGGCCGTGTCTACGAGGGGTGGGTTGGGTATATCGCGGGGGCGTGTTCCTTGACCCAAGCATGTTTGCTCACGCGGACAAAAGGCGCAGGGCGCGGGCGCCAAAGGTGTTGCTGCCGCTCACGGAGGCGCTGGTGGAGATGAAGTTCAGGTTGACTGTAAACACTCCTGAGGTGCCGCCGTTGGCCCAGTTACCACCAACAATAGGCAGTAGGTCGCTCGAGTGTCGCCTAAATAAACCATCACCTCCGAAGTGATTAGTAGATACCTGCCCTGTATTGGTCCCTGCAGCTCTAGGCAACAAGCACTCAGTCATTACTTGCCGCGTTGTCTCTCCTGACCACGAACTAATCGGATGATACGTTCCACCAATCGCCGGGATCATGTAAATATAAGCGTTAGCGTCAGTCCACCATACGCCGTTGTCGCTCACATCGGCAATCAACGAAATCTTTGCGGTGCTAGCATTCATAATGCCGCCATCCGCAGTGCCGTTGCTACTAATTGATCCCCAATTAACTGAATCCGCCACCACGCGGTAGCCAGCATTGTTGCCGCCAGTATTGGTTAGCCCTGGCGCACACTCCCAATGGTTGCCATTCAGGTCCACTACGCCACTGAGCTGGCCATTGTGCGTAGTGCGCTCAACAGACGGTGTGGCGACACTGCCGATCCAAGCAGCACCGGTAAAGGCGCGGTTGTTTTCGCCAGCACGGCCACTGTTGACGTTGCCAGCTACGTCTGTGCGATCAAATCGCAATGCAGACTGATTTACGTCCGTGCAGTTGTTGTTATTATTGCCCTTCGGTGCATAGGGCAACACATCCATCCAGGCAGCATTACTTGTTGCGCCAGCAATCGGATTGCCACTGCCACCAATCAATGCCTGCGCATGAGCCAGGCTGAGATATGCCAACTGCGAATACACCCAGATCGGCACCGGATGAAAGTCAACGCCACGGCTGCGCATTGCCGCCCAGCACCCGCCCAAGCTGTTCGCAGGCGTGCCTTGCGTTGGATTGAGCGCTTGTGAGTTCAGATAGGAAAATGGGCTGCGGGTAGCGCCGGTAGCCGCTACTGCTGACACTGGCCATTGCAGCGGACGTGATGCAGCAATTCCGCCAGTATCCGGCATAGCGCCAGGGCTGGCCGTTGCGTTATTCGGCAGTCCACTACCGTCTGGCCGGCAGTTGCTCGGGTGGTATTTATCGACAAAAATCCCCTCCAGCTCACCACCACCATTCCTGAACGCCCGCGCCAGCACTGCATTACCCGTCTGTGTGTTGCTGATGACGATCGGTTGGCCGTAGGTAGGGGCGTTGGTATCAGCACCACCCTGAATGTCGATGAAGTGCTTCGGCAGGAAGCACATGATCGAAGCACTGGGCAGGTGGATGTAGTTGCCGTAGTTCGGGCTCCAGCGGTCCTCACAACCAGGCATCGGGGCCATGTCGGCAGGGAGTAGTTCAGGGCGGCAGCAGCCCACCCCGAAGCCCATCAAGCCTGCCAGGCCAATGGTGTACTTGAACTCATCGACGTACCCATACCATTCATTCTGGATGTTGTAACAGCCAGACGGGCCGATGATGCGCTCTTTGACCTTGAGAAGTGGTGCCATCACATGATGCTCCCAGATGCGTCGTGGATGGGCTCGTCAACAGCCCCAGATTTGATGCCCACACCATAAGGCGTTGTGCCCGCTGTGCCGATACTCCATCCACCTGAAATAAACGGCCCACCATACATCAAGCTGCTGAATCCAGCCACTGCTACACCAGCAACAGCAAAACTATAAGGATTAAGAAGCCCCATATCAGCCCAGCCCCTCCACAAACTCTGCAGGCAGATCAAACCCTGCCGCCAGCGATTGCATCTGTGCCGCCAGTTCGGCTGACACCAGCCCTGCACCCGCCGCATCGCCCCAAGCCGCCAGGAACGTGGTCGGGTCGCCTTGGGCAGCCTGGCCCATGCCCACGCCCATCATGTCGCGCAGCACTGGATTCACCGCTTCGATGGCCCACAGCAGCGCCTTGATCTCGTCACTGCCCGCCAACGACAGAGCAAACTGCACCCAGCGCGGTGGTGGTGCAACCACCACCGGCAGCAGCTCCACCAGCTCCCACCCCCGGCGCAGCACCAGTGCATCAAGGTCTACATCCTGCGTTGGCTCCAGCCTGTAGATCGCCGGGTCGTAATCCGTGGGCGGCTCGGCCTGCTCGATCCACAGCATTGCCACCGGCGGCTGCAGACCCACCACGTCGTCATCATCCTGCCGTGGCCAGCTGATCAGCGCGGCGGTGTCCGGGTTGTAGAGAATCCTCGGCATGATCAAACCCTCACTGCAGGCATTTGGATTTTCAGGCCAGCGCCGCCACCACCGGAGGGCTGCTGCGTGACGTGGAAAGTCACCACCGACCCTGCGGCAATCGTCTGGCCAGCACTCACGAATGCCGCCGAGAACACCGCTGCTGTGGTCGTCGTCGAGCTGGTTCCACCCACCGCAATCGTCGGCAGCGTGCTGAAGATGCTGGTGCCGTCCACCCTGATGTCGATCTGCAGCGCCGAACCAACCGGGGCGGATGCAGACCACAACGGGATCGCCGTCAACCGATGCGCCAGCGGCCAATACCGCTCAGTGAGCTTTACCCCTGCGGTGGCTGCCGTCGTCTCATCGCCCAGCGCCATCCACGGGTTGTCCTCCGCCCGCAGCGTCGTGCCATCAAACACGATGCCGGGACCAACACTGGCGTGAGTCAGCTTCGATTCCGAGTCGTACCAGAACAGCAGCCGATCACCGCCTGGATCGTCGGCGCTCAGTTCCTGCCCCGCCAGGCTCAGGATGTCCGCCAGGCTGGTGGCAAGGATCACATCGCCTGTGTTGGTGCCACTGCTGGTGCCCGAGAATGTGCCTGATTGCGTTGCAAGCGTGCCGAGACCCAGTGCCGTTCGTTGAGCATCATCATCAGCAGCAGTAACCAATGCACGCCCGGCGGCAGTGCTGTCGCTAATGTCGGCTGCTACGGGGGTGTGATTCTTCCACAGCCCATCTGATGCACGCCGCAGCACCTGACCCTCGCTAACTCCCGAGATCAGTACATCATGCAGCTCGTTCAGCTCTTGGCCGTTATCAACCTTCACATACAGGATGCCCGCTGTCCCCGCCGCCTGCTTTACGCAATAGCCGTACACCACACCATGCGCCGGTTGCGTCGGCCTGGTTGTTGTTAGCTGCCCGGTAGTCTCACTCAGCCAAACGATCTGCCCCTCCGTTAACGTCGCAGTGCTGATCCCGTCAATCAGGCCCACGGCCACCACGTAGCCATTGGCATTGATGCCGATTGTCTCCTGCGCTAGACCTAGCGCTGGGGATGATGTCGCCTCAACCGATGCGTCAGCCAGTGCCACCGTGAGGGTGGTGCCAGAGCTGCCGGTTACATAGACCGGGGCACCCTTCGGGATCGAAACTCCCGAATTGTTACGGACAAACTTCCGCACCAGTGTTGCCGCATCGACACCTGACGGCAACCCCGTCAACTGCGACGCATCCACCGCCGGAAGCCTGCCAGCATTATCGAGCTGCACCACATTCCCGGCTGCCGTGCCGACGTCCTGTGCCGCAGCACTACCGAGCGTTGGCCGGTTGCTCAGATCGCCATACGCTCCAGTCGTTGCAACCGTCGCCAAAGTCGACTCCAACGCATTAACCGCCGCCGTAATCGATGCACTAGATAAATCTGCAATCGCCTGCGTTGACGCATCTACCGTCGTCCCGCTCTGATCCATCGGCACACGCTCACTCCCACTGAGCGGCACCGTCGCATTAGGCAAACCCGTGATCGTTACGTCAGCCATCAGAGTGTCACCAGCAATCGATCATCAAGTGTCTTGAGCCGCAACCCGGCCAACGTAGTGATATACATCGCAATCGCTTCAATCTTCTCCAGCACCATCACACAAAACCTCCCATCAGCCAGCTTCAGCGGCTCATGCTGCAGCCTATACACCTGACCCTCATGCAACACTTGTGCGCCATAACCCAAACCCCCAAATAAATCAGTCCGCACCGTCAGCGCATACTCCACGCTGATTACCTGATCGCCCATCATCACCTGCGACTGGCGATCCATAATCCCTAAACCAACAACGGCCCCAGCAGTTACGCTGGAGCCGAAGTCGGCCAGCAGGAAATCATCGGGGATCTCCTGGATCATTGCGATCAGCTCACGTAACGGGCAGGACCAATCACGCTGCACCCAACAACCGAGCTGTATGTTCCAGTCTCAGTATGGAAGCTCACACGATAAAACTTCCGACCCTCGCTACGATCAACGCTTACCTTCTGCACTGACGCATCAGGACCAAGATCGCTAAACCCCCCACCAGTCACATCCGCATACGTTCCGTCAACCGTATCCGCATGCTGCAACTTCGCCTTCATGCCGCTCGCAGCTGCTGAACTGCCAGCATGCAAAATGAACATCGCATCACCGTCAATCCCACTAAGATCGACGCCAGTTGTATTCGCAGCAGCATCAAGCGTTGCCGGTGTACGAATGCTGATAACCTGAAGTTGCTCCAGGCCACGTGGTTGAATAGACACTGATCAATCCTCCTTTTGAAGTTGTGGGCGGCCCCGTTTCGTGGGAACCTTGCCGGGGGGCATTGCCAGTTCCTCCGCAGAGGCTGTTTCAATCACCACACCGCTCTCATGACTCCGCCGGGAAGCGGGTTTTACAATCTCCGGTTCCATCTCGGGATCCGGTGCAATCTCGGCGCGGCCTAAAGCAATCAGCTCATTCGCCACACCCTGGCCAACGTCCGCAACTTCACCCATCATGAAGCTGCGGCCGTCAGCGCGACAGTTGCTAAGGAACTTCAACAGCATGATCAGGTGCCAAGCGCAAAGCTTTGCGGACGGCGAACCGCTACATCAAAGTCCTGATGAACGGTGATGATGGTCTGACCGCTGGCGCTCTGGGTGTAGGGATCAACGATCAAGTCCAGGCCCGACCACATACCAACCACACAATCAGCGAAATTGCCGAACAGCACATCGTTGGTTTGCATCTGGTTGGAAACGGTCACCGGGTAACCGTTCACCTCACCAGCGTCGGTCATGATGTAATCCGATCCGGCAGCAGAGGCACGCAGCGTCTGCTTCAGAGCACCGCGAA